AGTATTGTCATTTTCATATACAAATAAACTTTCCCCAAACAAACCAACTCGCCTCCGCCGCTGTGTTATACAGATTGTAATATGAAAATATACAACGAGCGAACTCTCAAAAACCTTTACAAAATCATATCACCTATGGTATAATGTAATCATCAAAGGCAAGGGGCCCGCTTTTGAACCAACAAAAACTAATCTAAAAAACAAAAGGAGAAACCAATTATGGAAACCAACGCATTGATTGCAAACGCAACAACTCATGAAAGCAAAGTAAACCTTTTTCGCGCGCTGACCAACGCAAGTCCGTTCAGTGAAGCCGTAAACAAAACTCTGTCCGTGGTGCAGATCATTGACCAGCCTGCGGTAAACGATCAGGGCGAACCGGTCAACCGTTATTTCTTCCTGTGTGAAGATGGAGCCGCCTATATGTCTATGGCTTTGGGCGTTGACAGTTGTGTTAAAGCTGTTCGCTCAATTTGGGGATTGGATTTTGCTGAACCCTTGCAGATCGTGCCTTGTCAGGTTAAGACGAAAAATGGCCACACTTATAAATTTACCGTACTGTAAATTTATTAAAACTCAAAACTTATAGCCCGGATTTACCGGGCTATAATTATTTAAGGGTGAAAGTATATGAAAAAATTTATTCATACGAAACAGCGTAAAGCAGAACTTGCCGCCGCCATTCGCGGATATAATTATAAAATAAGGCGCGCCGCCGCATTAAAAGCGCATGGAAAATATGAAGGCGTTGTATTGCCTAAATTATTAAACCCTGAAAAAGAATTTACAGAAATAACAACATTGGAGGAATACAACGAATTGCTAAACCGAATTCGCGAAACAGGGAAAGCGGTTAGGCAGGAAAAATTTATAACATTAGGAAAATATAAAACTATCGAAACTCAAACAACGCGAATTATAAAAAAACAGCAGGAAAGAAGTATTCAATCTTTTATTCAAAATGAAACGCCTGCAAAAACGGAATTCAAGTCTGCGAAAGCATTAAAACAATACATGTACGAATATCAAAAGGAAACCTTGGAATCATTCAATCAACAGCGGGCGGAAATATTCCGTGAAAATGCAATGAACGCTCTGCGCGCTTTGGATTTAATGGATTTAGTCCAAGAATTTAATCATTTAACATTATTGCAAATTGATTCATTATCCCGCGCATGGCCGGAATCAGTTGAAGCCTTATGGGCGGCCTATGAATCAAACGATCCGACACAGAGCCAGGAAGCGTACGATCGAATGCGAACAGCTATAAACGAAGTAAAGGGAAAATAATATGAAAGAATTTATTTCCGATTTTGAAACTCAAAAGGATCCTGACAGCGGGGTCATGTCTGTATGGGCGTGGTCTATTGTTGAGGTTGATAATTTATCGAATATTCAATACGGAAATAATATTGAAAGTTGGCTTTCAGCAATTCGCGGACTTCCAAACGGATCTTTAATTGGTTTTCATAACTTAAAATTTGATGGTAGCTACATTTTAAGCTATCTTTTAGGTGTAGAAAAATGGCAATATAATGACAATCCAAAAGCAAGAAAAGCAAAAACAGTTGAATGCTTAATCAGTTCAATAGGCGTTCATTATAATTATAGAATAAACTTCACAAAGCGAAAGTATGTTACAATTTATGATACGCTAAAAATATTTAATATGAGCGTTTCGCAAATCGCTAAATCTTTTGGAATCAAAGAGCAAAAAGGTTCTATTGATTATGATACTTTTCGCGGGTACAATTATACAATGACCCCGGAAGAAGTAGAATATATAACCAATGATGTTATAATTGTAGCAAAAGCAATTAAGCAATTCAGGGCTGAGGGTCACGAGCGCAACACCATAGCGTCAAACGCTATGCGTTATTATAAACAAAATAGTTACTATTCAAATTATGAATTTTTAACATATTTTCCACACCTTGACGATGATTTGTACCACCTGCTAAAACGCGCCTACAAGGGCGGCTATTGCTATGTCAATCCAAAATTCAAAGGCAAACCGGTAGGCCATGGCCGGGTATATGATGTAAATAGCTTGTATCCCTCTGTAATGAGCGACCCGCGCAACAAATATCCAGTCGGCACTCCGGTGTTCTTTGAGGGAAAATATAAAGACGATCCAATTTATCCACTATATATACAGTTTATAACCGCACAATTTGAACTGAAAAAGGGAAAAATACCAACGATTCAAATTAAAAATGATAAACGGTTCAACCCTCGCGAGTATATAACAAGTACCGGTTGTTTAATGGTAAATTTGTATTTAACCAATGTTGATTTAGAAATGTTTTACGACTGCTACAATATAAAAGAAATTCAATATATGGGCGGGTATAAATTCATAGGTCGATCAGGAATTTTTATTGATTATGTAAATCATTTTAAGGAAATGAAAATGCAGGCAACCATTGAGAAAAATGCAGGGAAAAGAAGCATTGCAAAATTGTTCTTAAATTCTCTTTATGGAAAATTTGGTGCCAGCAACGACAAATTTGTAAAAAGGCCATATATAAACGATAAAGGAATTCTTGCATACCAAACAGTTGAAACACCGCGACCTGCCAAAACAGTATATGTCCCTGTGGCCGCATTTGTGACAGCCTATGCCCGGCGATTTATTCAAACGCTGTTCATCAAGAATGTTGATCGGTGTTGCTACTGTGACACGGACAGTCTGCATTTAATTGGCGATGATCCACCGGAGGGGGTCAAAATCAGTGACACAGAATTTAATTGCATGGCACATGAAAGCAGTTTTTCAAGAGCAAAGTTTTTAGGCGCAAAACTTTACATTGAAGAAGATGAAAAAGGCAACCTTGATGTAAAGGCGGCAGGTCTTGGCCAGAATGAAATTGTAAAAAATCAAATCACATTTGAAAACTTCAATACCGAACAAGAATATTTTGGAATCCTGAAAAGCAAAACCGTGCAGGGCGGAGTAGAGTTAAGTGAATCTACATTCAAGATACGCGAGCGCGGAACACGATTTTAATAAACAGTGTCGATTATCTAAGCGAATTTGCCCAAATCTATTTACAGATTTGGGTATTCGTGGTATAATTAAGACAAGAAATGAGGAAAGAAACAACTAAATTAAAAGGAGTAAAATTATGAAAAACACTATTCAAAAAAGATGGGATCGTCACTATGGTTATGCAACAGGTTATTGGGTTGATCTTGAAAAACCGATCATTGTTTTTGATTCCGGGTTTAATGAGATTGTAAAATACGATGAATTACCGGTGGAATATCAAAACATGGTTGATCGTGCGATTGATGAATTTGAAGAGGGCTACAACAATGTAATACGGTTTGGGTGTAAATTATATGAACGCTTCAATTATCAACGCTTTTCCATTCTGCGTGAAATTGAAAGTTTTGACGAAACAATCTACAATATTAACGAGGTGTAAAAAGTGATCCGGTTTTTAATCAAGCAACAATTTGCATGGGCTGAAAAATGCTTTGACAGGGAGGGAGAAATAAAAAAGCCTTTTGAGCGTTATTTTGCTTCATTCATCACTCAGGTGTTAAATGGAAAAAAAGAAATAACGCTAAGAGCGCCAAACACCTTGACCGGGGTGCGATCCCTTATTTATTTTTCCAAGGCTTTGGACTTAATAAGATACTTAATTGAAGTACACGAAGAAAGTAATGTTGTTGCGTTAACATTCAAAATGAACGCCAACGCCAAGTCAATGCACGCGGCAAGAAATGTAATTGTGAGGTATGAAAAATGTGCACAGGGATGACAAGTTATCACAAACCGAACGGTTGGATCAGTGTTAAGGACAGCCTGCCGAACACAAGTAGATATGTGATCGGGTGTTTCGGTGGGTATGTGTTTGAATGCTGGTATCACACAGTGAACAAACAATGGATAAGACACGGTATTGCACTCGTTGAAGATGTAAGTTATTGGCGAGAGTTGCCAGCCCCGCCGAGAATGGAGGATAAATAATGAATTTATCTTTTTCATTTGGTGCGTTGTGCCCAAAATTTAGTACACAACTAAAACAACAGGGATATGATTTAAAAAACAAGGAAACATGGGACAAGGCTGTTTTTTCAGTTGTGTATTTACACATTCACGATATATTAACCGATTCAAGATATGATGAATGCTTGAATCGAATTATGAAAAAATCAAAAGTTGATTGGATTAAAAGCGAGGTATGAAAGAAATGAAAAGGCGTAAATTTAGGTGTATGACTATTCGTGAGCGATGTTTTAACAATACATTTACTCCATGTAAAGACTGTGAATATCGCTATGGTATATCATGTGAATATCCTGAATCTTATTCAAGCGATAAAAATAAACCGTACAAAACAAAAGACGGAAAATATATTTTGATTGAGGTGAATGAAAAATGACAAATTATGGAAAAATCAAAAACATGACGGTTGAAGAAATGGCAAAATTTCTTGATGAATTAACAGATCGGTGCAATGCAAGCATGTGCATAGATTGTCCTTTATGCAAAGGTCTATTTTGTTGCGCCAAAGAAATCATTTATTGGCTTAATAGCGAGGTATAAAAAATGCAACCATCAGTATCAACCGCTTTACAAGCTATCCTTGCAGATCGAGGGTATAAGGTTCTTGAATTAAAAACTTTTTCCGGCACCACATTTGTCGGTACGAACATTCAAATCAAATTCAATAGTTTTCTTTTAACAAAATGCGTGTATTGCAATGATGAAATGTTTTCAACAATTCAAAACATATCCGAAGTGCGAATATTATTTTTCTCATAAAGAAAACCCGGGGATTTCTCCCCGGTTTTTTTATTTATATCGTTTACAAGCAATATTATAATCGTAAATACAAATCCACCCGGAGGGGATCCGCGCCCAAATATTTTTATTGCCCTTGTAAACCAATTCAAGGATTGTACATTTGGTGCCCCGCTTCAGGTAAGCAATGTTGTTTTTATCGTCACGATTCAAACAATGCTTTCTACCGTCCGAAGTCAAATCTTTGATCTTTTTTCGTCCGGTGTTTGCCCCTGCACCCTTGTAAACACCGCGCACATAGGTCAAAGTGATTGACGATCCAATTTTTGGCTTGGGGTAGTCGAAAATTGCACCGCGCATTTTAGGGCGAAGCACACCTAAAACACCCTTGTATGTGTGTTTCACTTTTCTGCAACTTGAACCCCTTGGCCAATTTTGATCGAAAGATTCAAACCATTTTGTATTTCCGTTGCCGGTGGCTACGGCAATATGGCCGTAAGGGCCGATTTTTGAACCCCATACAACAATATCACCCTTTAATGGAACAAAAGTAGGATTGTTTTGGATTTTTTCAAAATTTGCAACAAGAGGTTTTCTTTTTTCAAAATTGGTATAATAGTCAACTGCATTTCCCCATGCTCCGGGCAGAAGCCCGAAGCAGGAATTTAGGTAAACTTTTGCAAGATCAACACATTGAGCGCCGGACACGCGGTCATAGTCAATTAGCCTGCCTTTGCATGAGTTGTAAAATTGATCGTAAGTCATTCCGTGTACCCCTTTTCCTTGGCTTCATTTTTAACAATATCCCCGGCAATAGCCGCAGTGGTGAAACTGTTATTCTTCCACCAACTCCAAACTGTGGAAAACACTGTTAAAAGTGTGGAAAAAAACAAATAAACTTCATCATCGGAAAACGGAAGCGGATTTTTGCCGATCATTGTTAAAACGGAATTGACAAGCGCAACAAAAGTCACGATTGTGCGAATGATTGTATCTTTTGAAACATTTTTCATTTTACTTTATCCTCCAAATCTTGTATGCGGTGATCTGCTACCTGCTGGCGCAGTTCTTGCAGCGCAATCCTTTGTTGCAAATTGTTGTACTGCTCTTGTTTTTTCTCAAGCTGTTTAATTCTATACAAAGTTTTTGAATTTGCAAGCCACGCGGTGAGCGAAGTGCCCACCAGCGTGACCACAGACGATAGAATTATAGTTAACTGTTCAACTGTAATTCTAATCACCCCTCAAAAACAATACCGTCAACTACAAGCCCGTTAGCATCCGTCACGGTGAAAATCCTGTTTCCGTCAAACGCAACCTTAATTGTATTTGACCCCTCGGTAACTAACATTGTAAACGCTGACCCGCTTTTGAAACCGTAGAAATATTGGATTCTTTCAACCCCGGACGCGCTGGAATGATATCGAACACCGATTCGGCTGGAATGCTGAACCATGCCTGAAATCATTTCAGCAGACCAAGGTTGCAGCCCACCATCGGATGTGGTGTTAATCACCCCGGAAGTCCTGTTTTGAGCGTCACAGATTTTACGCTGACAAATAAGGGTGTTGTCGGATTCAAGATTTACACCAATGTTATGTTTTTCATAACCGTAAAGCTGGGAACCGCGTTGCAAGCGAATACAAGGCGTTGTCGGCCATTCTTTAAGGGTGCCGGAACCGCCACCGGATAGAATCAGGGTTGTGTTCAGCAGATTGTACGCTGTTTTGCCGGAAGAATAAATCAATTCAACATCGTTGCAAAGTAACTTATTTACATTCACCGCGCGGATTGTATGGGGTATGTTTGCTTCATTGGTGTTTGAATTCGCCACCTCCAAATTATCCATGGTCACCGAATTACAGTTGTGCATTACCAAACCCATGAGCCGCGGCCTTGTAGCGGGCGGAGCGCTTGAATCATATCGACCTGTGATATACACGCTACCGCCATTGGCAATGTTGAACCATCGGTACGAGTTTGCCCCGGCTTTAACATGTATCTCTAATTCTTGATGATAAATCGGGCAGGCCAATAAGTCCATAGCCTGAAAAATTTGGATAAACGGATTGTTTTTCGTACCATCGGGCGACCGGTTCATGTGATACACTCCACCATTATCAACGCTATTATTTACATATATAATATTGTTGAATGTAGAATATCCGGCACCGTACCCCTGCGTGGTGGTCTGTTTAATAGAGGACGGTGTACCCTGCAACAGAGATCCGCGCCAAATAGAAATCATTGAATCGGTGGGGTTTACGGCAGTAATCCCCTGCGAATTTGCATACACATAAAATTTATCGTTTACAGTTAAATCCTCAAATTCACCCGACCAAAACCGTTGATTGTCCAAATACTGCGGAATTGTAAACTGCCGAATATAAACACCTGCTTTATCGTATATGCGAATCGTGTTCGGGGAATAAGTGAGCATTACAAAGGCGGTTGCGTTTGCCTTAACAACCTGCATAATGTAATCAAACCCAGGGTCTGAAAGAGCCACCATATTTGAAGCGGTATTTGTAGCGGGATTCCATTCATATACATTCAAACCTTGGGAAATGTACATTTGATCGTTGGTTTCATCGTATGCAACGGAAGATACCGCGCTTTCATTATACCCGGCGGGGGCTGAATACTTTTGAATCGTTGCAAGGGTTGTAGGGTTCAACTCAAAGATCGTCTTAGAGGGGGAACCGTTCAATTCACTTGTGGCAACAAAAAGACTGTTTCTTTTTGAATTGTAAACAATTGCATTTGCATGGCCTAACCCCTCAATATCCCGGCGGGCGACTTGTGCACCGTTGGAGTAGTTGAAGATCACCACCGCCGCCGTGGTGGGGTGTAACTCCAAGGTGTGCCCCCGGGGCACAAAAGCGCAAGCGTAATAATGATTCCCGCCGATTGTATAGCGTGCTCCGCCTTGGTTTACTGGATACCGGTTTGTTTCCTGATCGGCGTTTGCAAGATTTTCACCACGATAGGTGTAGCCCAACAGCCAGCGCTCAAAATCAATGTAAGTGGAATGCGGCTGATTTTTGAATGTTACAAAATCCTTTTTCAGCTGAGCGATTTCCTTTCGAAATTCGTCAAAATAGGGATCGCAGATCACGGCGAGAATTTCTTTCAAGGTTCCGTCATCGTACCATTTCTGCAACTGCTCCGTGACTGTTTCTTTGATGTGCTTATCAAGGTTTTCAAGTAAATCAATTACATAGTTTATCAATTCATCGTAACTGTTTACCTTTTCAATGACTTCATTCATCTTTTTCAAAACGCCATAAAGCAATTCTTCAAAAGATAATGAATCATCGTAGACCTGCGGCAGTATGCGATTGCAATAGAACCGCCGAAGCACCGCGATAGGGTCAACATTGGGTTTTGGATAATTCATAAATTTACCTCCTTAGTACCATAACGGCATAAACAGATCTTTATATTCATCGAGTAATTCAGAATATAAACCGTTTACTTCATTTTTATATTGCCGGAAAACTTCCCCTGCGGGCATTGTTAAACCGGTAATTGTTTCGATTTGGTTTGATTTTGTTGTGGTGTCATTGGCGGTGGTGTTTGATCCTTTATCCGTTGTTTTGTTGGACGCGGTGTCAAGGTTTGCCCTATCAGCGTATTCAATCGAATTGAAATCTTTTGCTTTTATCATATTTCCGGGAAGATCACTTGCCGCACCCCGCATTGTTGAATTGGAGTCGTTTTGATTTGAGAAAGAACCGGTTGACTTGCTTTTTCCTGTGGCGTTTGAATCCGTTTTGCGGTTAAATTTTTGGTTTGCAACCGCCAAATCTGCGGTCATTTGTGCGAATCCGTCAAAGGCTCTGGCGTATCCGGGCATGACTTCCATGCATTTAGCTTGTAATTTTACTTTCCATAAATAGAAAGTTTCAAACGCAAACTCATCTGTTAAATAATGAAAAATAAACAGAATTTCAAAATAGCGCTTGAAGTCCTCTATTTTCTGCGGGGTTGGATAGTAGAAGTTAAAGATCTTTTCTCGCGCTGAATCAACGCGGTTATATAATCCCTCGTTTCTATCTTTACATAAATTGTTTACAACGACTTCCAAACTGGTTGTATATCGTGCCATTACTCCACCCCCTGCGTTTCATCGTCCGTATTTGCGATATCATCAAATCCGGGTTTGTCGCTTTCGATAATTTCACTCTGCACCCGCGGCTTTACAGAAACATCAAGGCCGAACCGGTCATTGATCTGCTTGCAAGCATTTTTTCTTTCGTATAACATGGTTTCCAAGTTAATTGAAACAAATTGGTTGTTTGCGTTGACCTCATCGGTAATAAGCCGCTCAGCTTTTTCGTTCTGCACATTATTCACTCCGAGAAATGAAAGAAATTCAGCTTTGTAGCTTTCAAGCAAGGCATAAAGATCCTTAGCCACAAACGGCGCTCCGGTGTTTACACTGCCAAAGCAATCATTAAAATCGTTATCTTTGTCAATGAAAATATAGCCTTGGGATCCGTCATATTTTGAAAAAAGATTTGCGAGCGCTAATTTTTGATTTGAGGTGCCTTTCAAAATGACCGGTGTTTTTTGTGCGTTCACATTTATGTCAATTATCTGCTGTGTTTTTGCGATTTTGTCTACAAAATAATTGATATAAAAAAGCGTGGGAGTCCACATCGGATTATTTTTGATTAAAACAAATTCGTCCGCGTTGTACTCTTGGTTGAAATTGATACCATATCCGTTAATCTTAACCGGGTATCCGTACAGGTTCAACACGGATTGATCTGCCGCGCGTAATCCTAAATACCCTCGGTCACGATCATTGCAGAACGCGGCCTTGCCGTCTTGGATCAAAGCAAATTCTAAAAAATCTGCGTCCACCGTTTCCGGTAGGTTTTCCCACTCAAAGACTGTGGCGGCGATGTTCATAAAATAACATTGATAAATTTGATTTAACTGTGTTGCGGTTAAAATTGAATTAAATTGACCGGCAAAAGTACCATTTGTTGCTGGGTTGTGATAAAGCGAAAAGGGTTTTGTGTTTGCTGGATTGTCCATTACTATCCCTCCTTTTAATTGTTGTCAAGGGAATAATTCCCAAAATCTGAAATTGAATGCCAAATTGTGACACCAGTATTAAACATACTGCGAATTGAAGCGGCTTCCGGTGCAGGTGCATTTACTTTGATATTGCAATCAACAGTTTGTAGGTAATTCCATTTACTGCGGGTATGTTTCCAGCTGGATATTTTACCCCACTCGTTAATTGCATAGCCGTAAAGATCCAAAAAATCATCAATCGGCCCGCATTCATTGTACAAAGGTGAACAGTCAACCAACCGAAAAACACAGTTATCGCTTGAAATGGAAGTTGAATCACCTTGCGAACCTTTTGTTGCCACTTTTGAATTAAAAGCGCTTGCAATATCCCTTGAAGCATTAAAAATAGAACTAACTGCACCAACTCCGGAAGTGATAGCCCCGGCAACATTTCCAGTTGCAATATTTGCACCAAGACTTACTGCACCACCGGCAACAGCACCAGCCGCATTCAACACGGAACCAACGCGGTTAAGTGTTCCTTGAACGCCGCCATTTTCATTGTAGCCAATTTGCATTTCACACCCGTATGGCACATCGAAGACTGATTCGGCAGGCATTGCATAATTCGTAAATTTCAACTTGAAAACATTTGTTGCAATCGGCTTCATTTCAATCTTCATCTTAATTGAATTTCCTGAAATAAATTCAGGGCGTAACGGTTGACTAAAACCGTTATAATTGTAAACAACATAAACACGGCACATTGAAGTAAGCATTTTTTTGTTTCGTGGCGTATATCCGCAGGCAAGTGTTGACCCGCTCAACCCCGCATTTGCTGTTTGCGTACAAAGATAATTAGTTGAAATGTATTCAAAATCAACACCACCGGCTGAAACAGAGTTTAACCAACCACCGCTTTTTAAAGTTTGATAAACCCAACGCGGTAAGCACTTAAAGGTTAAAATATCTTGTCTCCGGTCAACTTCTCCGGCAAATTCATTGATTAACTTTTGTATATCCTCCGCTTGATGAATAAAACAGCTATATTGACCAGTCATTAACGATCCATCGCCATAGCCACCATAAACCCAAGGGTTGCCCGGCCTTGAAACAGAAACCATTGTCCAAAGCGGTGCCCATTCTGTTTCATCAAATAGAGAAATTTGCTTCTCATAATCGGCAGGCGCTCCCACCGGTTCAGGCTGAAGCCATCGGCCTACTGTGTCATCGCTTTTTTTCACATGAGCGCGGGCGATAAGCGATTTATAATAAGTGATATTGAATTGGTAGGTTTGCCAGTAATCGGTTGTAATGTAAATCATTGCAATGTCTTGTGCGATATATTCAACACGATCAATGAATGCATAATACCATTTTTTGTTTCCCTGACGATTTACAAAATCACGGTTTTGGTAGCGGCAATAATTGAATGCTTCAAAGCGTGCAAAATTTCCCTCAATCCTAAAGGCTTGATCCTTTTTGATATAATTGAATTTAGTTGCGCTTACACCTTTTGCCGCCAAACCATCAAAGGCGGCGACTTGCGCCGCCGCCGTTGGGAAATCAACAATGGCGTGGCACTCTTCCGGCTTACCCCATGGCACTGTAAATAGATCCAATCGTGTTGTAGGGTGTGTTACTGCCATTGCTTTACTCCTTTTATGTTTTTTTCGTCACTCTTATACTGAACACATATTTACCGATTACATTTGCCTTATTGTCATATACATATAAACAATAAGTGCAAATAAGCGGCAAATCAAGAAATCCAGCAACACCGTGAAGATAGGTTGATTCTACTGTTACCTTGAATTGATCATTGTTTTTACCGGTGATTGATACATCCAAATCATAAAAACCACGATTGATCCACTCATTGGCGCTCACTTGCGAAAGCGCATTGTACCCCAGCGGTTCAAAGGTTCCCGCTTCAACATTGTCATATGCCACATCAACAAGTTGTAACAATCCGTTTACATTTTCCGTCTTTCCGTATGTTTCACCTGAGAGAACCGGAACCGTTCTTGTGTCGCTTGCTTCTGTTTCGGGGGGTGTTTCAATGAAGTTTACCCCATAATCACCGGCGGCAGGACAATCAAATTCAAGGCTTCCGTCATGATTGAATTTTTTGTATTTCAACATAACGGTTAAACTGTAAAATTTACAACCACCGCAACCGGTGTTGCTACACCGTCGGCAATAATGTTGCAAAGAACCGTTGCCGTATGCGTTGTGTCGGCAGTTGAATGACCGGTGAAAGTGATTGTCTTTGCGGTTGGATCAAAGGTGATCGTCACATAATCGGCCAAGGTTTCAGCGGTGATTTTATCTTTTGCCGCACTTTCAAGCACTTGCTCAAATTCAAGGCGCATGTTGTTCACCTTGTAGTCAACGGGGATTGTTGCATAATCAACCGTCTGCGTATCGTCTGCCGCTTTCAGTTCCACAAAGTTTCCACCGTTTGGATTATGAAAGTCGGTAATTGTCAAATCCTGCAAGGCGTTGGCTTTCGGCACTTCAAATACCATGGCGTTTGCAAAGGGGCAAATACCGTAAATCTGCCACACATGGAAGAAATACTGCCAGGTCAGGGAAGAACCAATGAAATCTTCCGCCGCGGTTTGAATGTTATCATACACCTGGAACAAGGCTTCATCACAAATCACAAAACCAATATCGGACAAGGTTTTGCCGGTGCGCTTTCTGTTTTCCAAATCGTAATTGTCATAGTCGAAAGAATCGACTACAATAAGATTGTTTCGGAAATCAGCTTCGGCCATGTTGAACGCCATTGCAAGCACTTTAACACCCAATTTGTTAATCAAATCAGAACGAATTATAATTACAATGCGGTCAGCTTCAGACCATGTTTCCACAGGGTCGCCGACTGCGCCGGGCTGGTTGATATAGTTGTTGTAGGCAGTTGACGGAAAAGTCATGTTCATGGCAGTTTCGCGAATTGTTGCTACCATATCTTCCGCTTCGTCTTTCGTGGCGGGCATTGCCATTTTACGGCCAAGGACAACATTGTTTGCGTATGCGTCAACGATGGCCTGCTTGAACAAATTGAATTCGCGAATTTCATTGCCGGAAAAAACAGAGTTGATTTTTGCAGATACAAAGCGATTAAAACTTTCGTAGGATACAAAAGCGCCCATCAATTCTTCGCGGTTGATAGACAGCGGAAAAACATCCTGCCGGTTTCTGCTATAATAGGCCACCTTAGTGTCACCCTTGTACAGTTTCAAAATGCCGGATAGATTTTCACCATTATAACCCATGGGATTGACAGGGTTTTCATATATTTGCTGAACATCAGTGCCCAAGGGATAGGGGCGGCCTTTTTTCAGGCGAGCAAGCCGGTTTGAATAGCGCTTTACTTCAACTGCGGTAAACATGATTCTATCTACCAACACAGAAATAAATTCATTGGTATGCGCTTTGTAATTTAGAATCGGATTGGCGAATTTGCTAATATCGTCACCCTCGGCAAGAACAGGGACATCGTTCTGCGCGGATTCGCTCATCATGGATCGAACCGCATTCAATGTCTTTTGCGCTCTTGCCGCTTCGGTCATTTTCTTATTAGAACTCATCGAAAAACTCTTCCTCCTTTAACTCCTCAATCACTTCATCAGGTGATTTTTCATCGTTGGCGGGCGGGTCACTCTCTGGCTTTTCAACTTCAAGTTTTTCGCCCACTTTCATCATCAGGTTGCCGTTGATCTCGCGAATGCGGTTATTGTCATCTACAAGCCTTTCATTGTCGGCGGTCAACCGTTCAATCTCACTTGCATAATCAACAAAGGTGTCCGTGATTGTTGCAAGATCGGGGCCGATCTCGGTTACATCGTCCGCTTTTGCTACGCGGTCAACAATTTCTTTGATTTGCTCAACGGATAGGCTCATTTGTTATTGCTCCTTTCATAATCTATTATATATAATTTTCTCTACTTCACTTTTGATCTGCAAATTCTCAAAAAACAATCGTCCCGCCACTGCAAAGGACTTGATCTTCTTTAATTCGGCTCCTGCGTGCGGCCTATTGTTTTCTGCTATTTTGTTTACAGTCAATGGATTTGTCTTAGGGTCACCTGCGCGGCAGGCGTATAATGCTTGCGAAGAAGAAGCAAAGAAAAAATATATTATATTGTTGTTGGTTTTAATGTTGAAAAGTTGGATTGAATCTTTAGGTTTTCGCTCAATCTGTGAATAGTCATCGTTTAGAAATGATTCATTGTTTGCATAGTCGTTATATTCGGGTAGATATTTGGTTGCTAATTTGTTTTGCGGTGTTGTAGCTTTTGCGAATGCTAACTCGTTGGTAGTTGATAACATTTCCGCGTATATTAAATCGTTTTTGAATAAAGAATTATAATGAAATTTTATTCCGAATGCTAAACAGTATGGATTTACCATTGATAGGGCGTTTGCCAGCATGAAAACCTTGCCATCTTGGCGCGTTCGGAATATTGTTTCTTGTAAATCGGTAAACACTCTTAATTCATTAGGCAGATATCGACGAAATGAAGATTTATTGTCAATGATGAATTCATCATAGACTATTGTTGTTACTGCTGAAAAATCATCGGAGCCTTTCAGTATATCGGCATTCGTCAGTGCGATGAATCGCCCTGCCTGCTCGCCGTCTATATAGGCGGTTTTTCCTTTGATTTCAAATTTGTGGTCGGGATAGTTATTTTTGTGCTTTGTAAAAAATCCGTCCGTAGCTTCTTTTATTTCTGTTTTATAACGCCGAAGCCAAACGAATTGTTTTTTGCTTTTCAAATATTGCTCGATCACATACTTTTTTAACTGGTAAGTTTTACCTATACCTCGTCCACCAATTAAAATATTAAGATATCGATTATAACTTAAACATTTTCTTAAACTGTAATACTTCATAATCGGTCGGCGGAGAAGTCGCACCCCGGATCCACCCGGTGCAGTTTGGCGGCCGACTCCTCGCCGGTGGCACCCACCTTCACTAATGCGTTTTGATTCTCCGCCGCCTTTAGAAATAAACAGAAAGGTTTATACACCTTTCATTTACAATGATAGCAGATAAAAATTGTTTTGTCAAGGATTTTCGGTAATCACTTTCTGTATATTTTAATATTACAATCTGTATAACACAGCGGCGGAGGCGAGTTGGTTTGTTTGGGGAAAGTTTATTTGTATATGAAAATGAC